CTTCCTGCTTTCAACAAGAAGTATGGTATTGAGAAATCAATCCTCACTGTCATCACTGATGGATACTCTCACACTGGTAACTTGTATGATAAATCAGTTTCTGAACATGACGACTGGGACAAACAATGGAAGTCGATTGAAGAAGATAATGAGTATGTCTATAGAAGTGGTGTGACTCAGTCAAGAGAATTGATTGACCCTTTCACTAAAAAGGTTTACACTTTCGCCATTGAAAAGGGTTGGGATAGAAATGAGTTCAAAAGAACTCAGAACATTCTCAACTGGATTGCTGACACTACAGGTGTCATAGTCACTGGTTACTTTGTTGTTGGAAAGAAACACGAAGCAATGAATGTCCTTCATGATGCAACTGGAAAACATCATGACGAAGATTGGGCAGAAATCAGAAAGACTGGTAAGGTTTACTCAGTCCACGGATATAACAAATTGTTCATCACTTCATCGAATGCATTAAGAGTCGATGGAACTGATGAACTTGACGAAGAACTTGTCGATGCAAAGAAGGTTAGAATCTTGGCTGCATTCAAGAAAAATCAGAAATCTAAAACTACTTCTAGATTTCTAACTAATGAATTTATTAAGGAGATAGCATAATGGAACCATTGAAAATTGATGAACAATTCTATTGGGGTACTATGAACACTAGTCCAATGTCTAAACTTGCTGATGCAATTATGGAGATTGGGCCTTCACCCTGCATGAAGTTTGAATGTGAGAGGAAAGACTTATGTGCCACAGAAGGTGTTGAGTGTAAGGCATTCAGATTTTGGGTGAACAACGGTGCAATGGAAACTTGGTCTAAGAAGGAAGGCAAAATGGTTTCCATTGAAAAGGATGTGACTAGAATTTTAAGGATTATAGAATAATGGGGTTGACAAAGCCCCTCACTTTTTTATATAATATAAACTGATGATGAATAAGGAGACTACATGAATAAAAGATCATATGACAGGTCAGAGTCAATTTCGATTGACGGCAAACCCTTCCACTTTACCCCTGACAGGAAGGAATTTTTGGACTCACTTCAGAAGAAGTATCCAAATCAAACCTCTTTTACTAAAGAGGATTTCGAGAATCTAGGACATTTCCCCTACTGGGTGAAACATACTAGGTATAACTTTAAACAAGGTTCGGTGTTTAATCTCCAACCTATTTTGGGTGGTGGTTCCACTGCTAAGGTTGTTGAAATGAAAACTCCAACTCCTGCACCTCAGGTGACAGTCATGCCGACACAACAAGTGTCAAACATGCCAGTTGCTGCTGCAACTGAGTCTGTCAATTCTGACAACTTCAAAATCATTCCTGAGAAAATGTCGAACTATGTTCCCTTTGGACACTTCAAAGATGTTGAGAACATCATCAAGTCCAAAATCTTCTTTCCAGTATTTGTGACTGGTCTTTCAGGTAATGGTAAAACATTGATGATTGAACAAGTGTGTGCAAAACTGAAGAGAGAACTCTTCAGAGTTAACATCACCATCGAAACCGATGAAGATGATTTGATGGGTGGACATACTTTAGTCAATGGTAACATTGTCTTCAGAGAAGGCCCTGTCATCAAGGCAATGAGGAAAGGTGCTGTCCTTCTTCTTGACGAAGTTGACTTGGGTTCTAACAAGATGATGTGTCTGCAATCAGTTCTTGAAGGTAAAGGATACCTTATCAAGAAAACTGGTGAGTGGGTGACACCTGCAGAAGGTTTCACAGTTCTTGCAACTGCAAACACTAAAGGACAGGGTTCAGAAGATGGAAAGTTCATTGGAACTCAAATCATGAACGAGGCAATGTTAGAAAGATTTGCAATCACTATGCAACAGGAATATCCTCCAGTGACTACTGAGAGAAAAATCCTTGCAAAGGAAATGGAATTGACTGGTTCGGTTGACCAAGAATTCGTTGAGAAACTTGTCGACTGGGCAGACGTTATCAGAAAGACTTTCTACGAAGGTGCAATCGATGATGTCATCACTACTAGAAGGTTAGTTCACATCGTGAATGCCTACAGAATGTTTGGTGACAAACTCAAGTCCATTCAAATGTGTATCTCTAGGTTCGATGAAGAAACTAGGAATGCAGTTCTTGACCTCTACACTAAGATTGATGCAGGGGTCAGTTTGACTGATGAAGATAATTCTGAAAACCCCATTGACGAATCAGGTACTGAAGAGGTATAATGGTGTCAATGTTTGGTAAAAAGATTAACTACAAGTACAACGAGGGTGAACTCCTAAAGGAGTTTGCCCAGTACATCGACAAAACGTATGACCAACATTACAGTTTGAACAAATACCAATCCACTGAATTTATTATTGACAGTGGACATGGTGAAGGTTTTTGTATCGGAAATATTTTAAAGTATGCACAACGATACGGAAAAAAAGATGGGAAGAATAGGGCAGACATCCTTAAAGTGTTGCACTATGCTTTGTTTATGTTATATGTGCATGATAAGGAGACTAAATCAAAATGATGAAAATAAGTGATAATACGAGGAGCATCCTCAAAAACTTTGCTACCATTAACAGTGGTATTAAAGTTGGAACTGGAAACCAACTGAAGACTATTTCAAATATGAAAAATATTCTTGCAGTTGCAACTGTGAATGAATCCTTTCCTAAGGATTTTTCAATCTACAATCTACCTGAGTTCTTAGGTGCAACTTCCTTATTGGATGACCCTGAGTTTAACTTTGGTGATGCAAGTCTGACGATTGCAGACACGAATACAACCATGTCTTACTTCTATGCAAGTGAGGGAATGGTAAACTCACCTGAGAAAATGGTGACAATGCCTGATGCAGAAATCAAAATTGATTTATCATCTACACTTCTTTCTGAGTTGCAGAAAGCATCAAGTGTATTGGGTGTGAATGACTTGGTACTTGAATCAGATGGTACTAAGATTACACTTACTGTAAAGGATAAAAAGAATGCTACCTCTAATACATTCTCAAGAACTGTAGGAGAGAACACTACAGGTGTTAAGTATTCAATGAACTTCAAGATTGAGAACTTGAAAGTTCTAGATGGGAACTACGAAGTATTTGTTTCTTCGAAGGGTATTTCAAACTTCAAGAACAAAGATGTAGACTTAGAGTATTTTATTGCACTGGAACCTGATTCAAAATACAATGTTTGACCTATATATTGATGTGAGGATTGTGCCAGTCTCTGCAAATCTCACGGGAGCTTTCCAATCTCATCATCCTTCAAGGGTGGAAGGCACTGTGAACTCGGTGGGGGGTTCACACCTATGAAAGAAGAATTTCTTTATGTAGAAAAGTATCGTCCTCAAACCATTGAGGATACGATACTTCCTGCAAGACTTAAAAAAACTTTCCAAGAATTTGTAAAAAACGGTGAGATTCCAAATCTCATGTTATGTGGTTCTGCAGGTATCGGTAAGACCACAGTTGCAAAAGCACTCTGTAATGAAATGGGTGCAGACTTCATTGTCATCAATGGTTCGGATGAAGGAAGATTAATTGATACACTCAGAACCAAAATCAAAAACTTTGCATCTACAGTGTCACTTAGTGGTGGTGCAAAGGTTGTTATACTTGATGAGGCAGATTACATTTCTGCAGAGTCAGTTCAACCTGCATTGAGAAACTTCATCGAAGAGTTCTCTTCTAACTGTAGATTCATTTTCACCTGTAACTATAAGAACAGGATTATTCCACCACTACATTCAAGAACAACTGTTATAGATTTTTCACTAACACCAACTGACAAGCAGAAACTTGCTGGTATCTTTCATAAGAGACTATGTGATATCTGTGATGCAGAGAACATCAAGTACGACACTAAAGTGTTGGTTGAACTTATTGTTAAGTTCTTCCCTGACTTCAGACGTTGTCTGAACGAAGTACAACGATATGGTGTCGGTGGTGAAATCGATAGTGGTCTTCTCTCTACACTTAATGAAGAGAAACTCACACCATTGATTGATATGCTACAAGACAAGAACTGGGGTGGAATGAGAAAGTGGGTTGGTCAGAACTCTGACAACGACTTCAACACTCTGTATAGAAAACTATTCAATACACTTGAGGTGAGGTTAGAACCAACTTCGATTCCTGCTGCAGTCTTGTTAATCGCAGACTATCAATACAAGTCTGCATTTGCAATGGATAGTGAGATTAACTTTGTTGCATGTCTCACTGAAATAATGTCGGAGTGTAAATTCAAATGAAAATTAATAGACTAAGAGTTTTAACCATGATGTTTTGTTGGTTCGTCATTGGATTTTGGGTTGGTGCAACATTATAATGGGTAAGATTAGACAATGGATAGCAAGATGGTTTGATTACCATTTAGAGAGAAGTCTACAAAGACAAGCAGACAAACTGTTCATGAAACATCAAGCCAAAACTACAGACGGAGATAATACTTGAGAGAAAAGGAGTACAATCAATTGCTTCCTTTTGACCCAAATAAAAAGGTATTAGACCAATTTGGTTGGAACCCTGTATCAGTTATAAAACCAACTAAGTCATCTAAAAAGATGTGGAGTCGTGCCTATCTAGACAATGTCGAATATAGAAGAGGGGAAGACATTGAGTATCTTGCAGGATTAAAGTTTAGTGAATTTCATGCTGGTATGGCAGAAAACATTATTCACTATTGGTCAATGAAAGGTGCAAAAGTTGTCGACCCATTTGCAGGAAGACTAACACGTGCATATGTAACTTCAAGTCTCGGTAGAACTTATGAAGGGTACGATGTCGTTCAAAGAACCGTAGATGAATCTAATAAAGTTTTAACTGAAGACAACTTAAATGGAATCATCCATGTTGGAAATGGATGTGTCATGGAAAAGACTGAATCAGAAACTGCAGACTTAGTGTTCACTTGCCCACCTTATCATCAATTAGAAAAATATGAATCTGTCGATTCCCAATTATCAGACATAGGAAGTTATGATGATTTTCTAACTGAGATAGAGTTATGTGCAGAAAACTGTCACAGAGTGATGAAAGAAGGTGCATTTTGTGTATGGGTTGTAGGTGATTGGAGAGAGAAAGGTATTT